TATAAATGTTGCGCCAATTGAAAGGGCTAAGTCTTTGAGAATATTGCGTCTTTCTTCTCCATATCTCGGTGCTTTAATACCTGCAACGCGCATTGTTCCACGCATCGCATTCATTATAAGTGCTGCCAATGCTTGTCCTTCAATGTTTTCTGCAACAATAATAAATGGTCTTCCTTCTCTGGCTGCGATCTCTAATGCTGGCATCAAATCATCAACAGAATCAATCTTCTCATCCGTCACTAAAATAATTGGCTCATCATATTTAACGACACCTCTTTTTTCATCTGTTACGAAAGCACTGGCTAAATAACCAGAATCAAAACGAAAGCCTTCTACCAAATCTAAGGTCGTGTCAACAGAGCGTGCCTCTTCAATTGTAATGGCACCATCTTTACCTGCCAAGTCAACACCTTTTGCAATTAATTTACCGATAACCTTATCGTTGTTAGCAGAAATGGTAGCAATGTGTGCAACCTCGTCCATTGATTTGATTGGCATTGCCATATCTTCCAAATTTTCTACAATAACTTTTACTGCTTTATCCATACCTCGCTTAAGTTCCACTGGAGCGGAGCCAGCCATTAAATATCTTTGCGCTTGCGCTAGAATAGCTCTAGCAAGAACAGTAGATGTTGTTGTTCCATCTCCAGCCTCAGAATTAGTTTTAGCTGCTGCTTGTTTGATAATCTGTGCGCCCACATTTTCAAATGGATCTTCCAGTTGTACAAACTTTGCAACCGTCACACCGTCTTTTGTAACTACGGGACTTTCATCAGGGTGATGTAAAATAACATTTCTGCCTCTCGGGCCGAGAGTTGAAGCAACGTTGTCTGCTAATATGTTTGCTCCATTTAATATTTTTTGATGTAGGCTTGTGCCAAACTCATATTTTCGTGACATTTATCCTCCGATATCGACTTCTTAAACTATAATGTATTATACAGGAATTGTCAAGCTATTTTTCAGATTTTATTTCTTCGGTCTTTGTTTCAATGTTTTGTGCTGCGCCAATTGCAGTGTCTGCTTGAGTATCTTCTTTTAGACCGCCAGCAAAATATGCTTGAATATTAGTGGTGAGAACTTTTACGTTGTTGAAGATTTCAAATACTTTTTCGTTAACCGCTGCCGTAACTTTAGTTAGCATTTGCTGCACATTGGCTACACCAATACGGATAGAACCAATATAAACACCATCTTGGCCTTCTGGTATAGCACTAGCAGAGAGCGAACCTACTTGTTTGACATTTGTTTTATTTAATTTAAAATCATCTCTAAATAAATACCCTCTACTATTTTTTAAAGCGCGTCGGCGCGTTTCTTCATTAGCGTTTCTGTAAAAATTAAAAGACTCCTTTGCGCTTGCAAATTGAAGTTTGCCAAGAGACTCTTTTCTTCTTTCACCAGCCTGAGATCGGTATTGCTTAACTTGATTATTAATCATATTAAGGCCAGCGACAATCTTTGGTACGTTTTCGACGGGATATAAACCTTCTTCTCCCTCCGCAGATGTAGCCAAATCCATCACGAGGTTCCTTAATGGTCTCTGCATTAATGAAGATTGACCAGGAATTCTCTTGCCGCTTATGGATGTAAAAATAACGTCGCTATTGGCCCAATCCAGAGCTTGCAAAAGTTTTTCAGCCTTTGCATCATCTCCGATTATCTTTCTGACCCCATCAGCAAACATGGATTCCAACTCTTCAACAGAAACTCCCGACGCAACTGCCGGTAATCCTTCATTATAATCAATTGTTGGATCTTTAATAAACTCGACTGGGAGTTCTATCAGGCGAATGTTTTGCTTAACATTTGATAACGCAAGAATATCGACAACATTACTTAAATTAAAATTAAATCTATAAAAATCTAACCTTCCTTTCTTTTGAAGGTCTTTGCCTTCTAGACTTTTTGTGACAACAACATATTGCATACCACGAGAATCTTCTGCTGTAAGGTCGTTAACCAAGTCGGTGTAACTTCCTCCAACCTCAACGCTTGTCTCAGAATATAATTTCAAACTAATTGGAGTGCCATCACCCGTTCTCAAGTCTGCAATTGTGCCTTCGCCTGTAGGGACTTGTTGGCCTCCCAAAAGAACGCCCAAGAAAGATTCAAAAGAAAATCCAGCAGATGAAGCATTAAAGTTTGTAATAATTGTAGTAAGGGTCTTATAAAACACCAAGTAAGACATTACTCGTGAAATTGTAGCCCCTGCATCACCATCAATCATTCGTGCGAACGTCTCATCATCACCTTCATAAAATTCATTGAGTGATCGCAATTTAGATTGTAAATCATCGCCGCCAATATTATTTAAAAAGTTCTGCAATTGGGATCGCTGCTCCGATGGAATTTCTTCACCCCCTTCTGTCGTGTCTAATTGCGACCACCCAATCTCAGAAACTGGAATCTCGGGAATTGAAGACCAACTTAAAACTTGAGGCTTTGTTGCTCTCTCGTTTAGTGGCTGCAAGCCCGTCATCTGTTCTTGAATAAGCCTCACAAGAGTATTTAAATCTAATTCTTGTGGGGTATAATATGCGTCTACCAATTTATTTATATCAACCATAATTATAATTAGTCCTTAAGTTCTTTCAATACCTTGTCCCAATCCAAATTCGCCGTATCAATTTTTCCTTTTGTTACATGAAAGTGGTTGGCAATACCTTCAAATTTGCCTTTCAGCACTGGTGTGCTAACGGCGCGCAATACTTTTCCGTCAACATCTGTCGGCATATCTAGCGGAATTCCATAATATTTACAAAGGGTCTTGACTAAAGTTTTATAAGCCTCTATTTGAATTGGATAAAAGCCCAAGCATTCTTTTAACTTCTTCCCATGTACCACAACATCATTTAATACTGGTCGGCTTCCAAATCCCCTTTTCCTATACCATGATTGGTATTTTGTATAATAGCCGTTAGATATATCAACCCCAATCGAAGCTCTATTGACTGCCCTTTTACCAGCATGCCATCCTTCATGTTGAGGATCTACCATTTGACATATAGTGCCATCATTGTCAATAACAAAGTGACTGGATATGCCCTTTTTCTGCAACACCCTTTTACAAGACGCTGCGGAAAGACACACATCAAAGTGTGTAATAATCATTTTAATATTTCTTTTATTAGGTTTCCACCGACGATAACAGCCCTTTGGCAGTGCGTAGTTTTTAACATCATATATATTACTGACCTTATCCCATTCTATGGGAATCTTATCGCCGTCACAAATAATATATTTTTTACCATCATCCTGTAGGTCTTCACCCAGGGCTTCTCTTTCTGAAAGGATTCTTCGATACGTCATTGGGCCACAAAATCCATCTTGGTCTAAATCGTGGCGCATCTGAAAGTCTTTTATCTTTTCTACAAGATTGTCATCAAAATCATCCGACTCAAACCAACTGGGATCCCAATTATATTTCTTAGCCGATCTTTTATTATAAAGATTGTGTCTCCAGCCCATGATTTTCTCCCTTTTTTTAAACGATTATATCTGCGATGCCATATTCAACCGCTTCTTTGGCGGTGAGATAAACATTTACTTTTCTGTCTAAAAGTTTTTTCAAATGTTTCTTTGACATATCTGACTCTGCAACAAGAGCGTTGATGTGTTGCTCTTGGAGCCATTTTGTTTCCTCAAATTCGTTTTCAAGATTATGAATTGCGCCCCACTGATCGGCTCTCACGCTGTGTATCATGACTCGACAATTCTTACCAATTTTTCTTTGACCTTTGGTGCCAGCAGCTAAAAGCAATACGCCAGCAGACATGACTTTTCCTAATCCATATGTCACTATGTCACAATATTCCCTAACATGGCGCATGGTATCATAAACAGCAAACATGCCACGAGCGCAACCACCCCATGTTGAAATATTAAAATTAATTGGCTTATAGATCAAGGCTCTCACAGGAGATTCTGGATCTTCTGGATCTTCGCGCTCTTCTTCTATATCATATTCTTTAAGAGCCATGAGCCCTTGAACTAAATCACTTACTTTTTCCTCTACCAAATCACCAAAGAGACCAACCATTCTCAATTTAGGATTTTCATCTTTTGATGTATTCAGTAAAATTATTGGTGAAGATGCAAGAGAATCCTCCTGTGGTTTTTCTTCTTTGGCTTTTGTTTTTGTTTTTGTTTTTGAGTAATTCATTTGACACCTTTTGTTTGAATCTGTGATTCTTCCATATGCGGATTGTCAACAATTTTTGACAATATCTCTATACTATCACCTTCCCACTTTAAGTCAAGCTTTTTTTGTAAAAAAAGCCTGATTGTTTTCATAATATATTCTATCTCATCTTGCTTTAGGGTGGGTGCTTTTTGTTTGGCCCAACTTATTATAGAGTTTGCTGTAAATGCGCGAGGTGCGTAATAAACATTACCCTCTTGACGTAAAGCACCCTCTTTTATGAACCATTTTAAAATATTGCTTTTTTTATTTTCTTTCATTTTTTCGGTCCCTGTAAAAATCACTTATTATATCCATCCCCTCACTCCAACTAGAAAATGAGGGCTTAATATAATTAGGGACTGAAGTATGAATATTGCGAATACAAGATGCTTTCCACGCTTCAAAAAATTCCTCGTCTGATGCGCGGTTTTTCTTTATGTGCTCGATATCAACGTTTGCCTCTTGCATTGATTTGTATCTAAGATTTTTGATGTATGACATGTCTTCAGCTAGTGCAGCAAGAATAACTAAAATATTTGCTTCAATATTTTTAAAAACCATAGCTGCCTGAGTTAAAGCAAGAAGTCTTGAAAGCAACCTGTAGGTGAAAGCTCCACCTATAAACCATACCAACTCATACATTTATAACCTCAAAATGTTAATAATATTATTATCGCGACTTTTTAGCTAATCGCTTGCTAATTTTCTCTGCCAAAAGATCAGCCATCTTATCAGAACGCTTTTCTTTGATAAGGCGACTAGCAACTCGCTTATAGACAGTTTCCATAAGTGCTTCTTCATCAACATAGTTAATTTCAGCGAGTTCCAAAGCCTCCTCTTCATCTTCAACGTCTTCTTCTGGGCCTAGTTCACCTTCTTCACCAGCCTCTTCTGGGGCAACTTCCATTTCGCCAACCTCAATCTCTTCTGGTTCTTCCATCTCTTCGACTTCTACGTCAACGCCATGTTTGTCAGCGACATCTTTAAATACCTCTAAAACATCGCGTGCAAATGCTTCGACAGAACCCTCTAGTTCATCAGCACCTTCATCTGCTTCAGCGTCCTCTAGTTCTGCTCCGAGTGGCTCTTCAGGGAGATCTTCAGCGGGAGCTTCAGCTTCCACATCTAATTCCTCTTCGCCTTCAACTTCGTCTTCTGGTGCTTCCTCTAAAACCCCTTCTTCGTCTCGGTTGTAATATGTCTCTTGTAAAAAGTCGCTCGCAATTGCCTGTGTACCGGCCAATTTCATAAAGCGGCGAACTGTACCTTCTTTCAATAAGTTCTTGTTCTCACTCATGGAAAATCTCCTTGTTTATGATATAATGCCAGTACTTCTGGCGTATTCTTTAATAAATAGTTACAGACCCTTTAAACGTCTGTTTTTTTGTAATTTTTGTAAGGCGCGGTCTTGAAGTTGTTTCACCCTCACAATACTCAAGTTTAATCGCTTTGCCGTCTCTTCTAAAGTCATTGCGCCGTGTTTCTTAACTGAGAGCAGAGAACAGTTCAAATCTTTCTCATAATCAAT